AACCTTCTTTTGAATCACTAACAGAAACAACATCATCTGTTTTTTCAAACTCTCTATCTGGTATAGTGGGCAGTTTATCTATATATTGTCTTTCAACAGAAAACCCTACACCTGTACCATTCATAAGTATATATAATACTTCATCAAATGCTTTTGGATTATCAATAGGAATATAAGAACAATTATATCCTGCTATATTCTCTCTTTCTAATGCAGGACCTGCAGTCATTAATGCTCTCATAGAAGGCATAACAGATAGTCCTATTATATTGTCTTCTATTTTTCTCCATACTTCGCTTTCTAACTTAACACCTAAATTTTTATTTAAATGTATTTGAAAAAAATTAGTTAATCTTGTAACTGTTTCTATCCATGTCTCTCTTCTACCTTCATCAGGTAGCCAACGAGCATATCTAGATGCATGAATAAATGTTTGATATTCTGTTGGTAAATAGTTATTCCCTGCCATAATCTTTCTCCAATATTAATTCACAATAATGTATTACTTTTTCAATGTCTCTTGCACCTTCACCTTTTCTTCTGTGTCTTGTAATATACTTTACTACATTACCCTCAAGAAATGTAAGGTTATTTTCTACAATATAATCAACAGGTTGTATCTTACATGTTTTATAATGGTCACCACCTACCTGTCTATCAGTAGCAATCCTAGCTTCTTTCTCTAAGTTAATTTTTTTAAAACCTTTTTTATCTTTAACTGTTTCTTTAATCATTTCATCCATTAATCCCATATCCTCTCCTATAATTTATTTATTATATATGATATTATTATAATAAAAATACCAGTTAGTATTCCTGCTAAATAATACATTAATAATTCATTTTCCAAAATCAACATATTATAACATCTTTTTAATTCTTTGTCTAACATATTTTACATTTGATGAATATATAACTTTATATGCAAAACTTCTAGTAAAAGATGAACTCATTCCTGCATTGTGACAAACCATTTCAAAGTTATCACACGTTACTCCTGCACTACAAAAGAACCAAGCTATTGCTCTTTTTTTATGTGTGCCTTTTTTATTACTTGTAGCATCTAATAATGCCTGTAATATAACAGATAGAAATAAACTTCTTTCTGGACTATCTTGTTTATTAACTTCTAAGTCTACAAATATATCAGTTGTCTTGTTCATTATTTACTATTGTTGCTACTACATCCAAAGCATCTTGTGCTTCAGATACTTTATGTACTAATTCAATAACATCCTCTACAATCTTAGGATGCTCACCAACACCCATAGGATTATTAATATGTATTTTAATATTTGCTAAAGCTTTATCTCTCTCTGCTGTATAATGAGAATGAACTGCTTCTAATATATGTGTTTTTATTGCCATGGTTTTTCCTTATATAAATTCTACTTTAATAATATCTTTATGTTTTTTTCTAATAGTATATCCTTTACCATTAGGTCTATCTTTTCTTGTTTGTTTACCACCTTTAGCTAATTTATGAATAACAGAATCATCATAACCTGCTTTTAATATTTCTCTTGACCCATAAAATATAACAACATCTCCATTTTCTTTTGTGCATCTAACAGGTTTTTTTAAATGATTATTAGAGTTACTTGCTCTATCTCTAACTTCTTCTGATGAGAAATAATCTTTCAAAGTATTACTTATTCTTTTTTTAAAATCTGGGTCTTGATACATCTCAATAGGGGGAAAAAATTTACCACCAACATACGCATTATAGTATGCTCTTTCATTACTACCTTCTATAGTTGCCATCAAAACATTCCATTTTACTTGGTAATACATTTCATAATAACGTAAACTTCTTTTGTTTTTATACTCTGCAATTACCTCAAATGTAAAATATTTTTTACCTATTTTTTCTATATCTTTATTAAGATACTTTGACGAACCTGTATACATTTCCCACTTATGCTTTGTTTTTCTTTTACCCATAGAGTAATACTGTTTACAACCCACATAAGCTTTTGTTGTCTTAGTATTAGTTATTACGTAAACAAAACCAAACTTATCTTCATTAGGTATAAAAGGTTTACCACCATTATACCAAACCCAATGATTATTTACCATTCTTGTAACTCTTGAACCCTAGGTTCTTTTGAAATATTTGTAAAATATGTCGTGCCTTTTTCATATTTAAATGCACGAAGTCCTTGACCATTGTTAACATCAGACCAACACTCTCTTTTATGAGCACAAAAAACACAACCAATAGCAAGCTTCCTATTACCAGAAACACCTTCAGGAATATCACTATAACATCTACCAGGAATTGTTTTACTTTGTAACGCATTTTTAAGATACCTAACTCTTTCTTTTGCATTTATCATTTCTAATGAATGAACTCTAGTTAAAGCAATGTTACCATGCTGCTTATCTATTGCTAAAAAATAAGCTTCATCTACATTGTTACCCTCAGAATAAGCAGATATTTGAGCTATATATCCAAAAGGGTCATCATTAATTAAATTATTATTTGCAAATTTTTTAAAACTAAAACCACTAGCACTCTTACAGTCTACTAATATACCATCTATTTTACAATCTTGATGTCCTTTTATACCCTCTACATCCACTTGTTTCTGTTCTTCTGTAACAACATGTCCTGCAACTCTAGACAATAGTATAAGTAAATCTTCTAATATATGTCCATATAAAAATTTAATTCTTGTATTTGAACCTATAGGTCTAGGTTCAGAATTAGAATTTTTATCATACCATAACTGTCTAGTAGGTTTACCTATAGCTGATAAAGATAATTTTCTTTGCTTCCTAGGTTTTTCATTTAAAACAGTTTTAATATTATTTTTTACACTATCTGCGAATTGTGTAAGATATTTATCAAGTTCTTTATCATCTATTGTATTAGTTATATTAGGGTCAAATAGATTATAAATATCTTCTACTAAAGTGTCTATTGATTTCATAAAAATATAATAGAAAGACCTAACAAAATATTGGGAGGATGTTAGGTCTTCTATTACCCTTTCTTAACTAAGAAGCAAATTTTGCTTCTGTTTCATCTGAAGAAACAAATCCATCAGGAACTACATCAAAAGCTCCATCAGCATCTGCATCACTATTGTAAGGTATTAAGTTGGTAACTTGCACTGCTCTTAAATCAGCAGAGACACCAGACTTACCACCAAACTCCCACTCATATGTAGAATATAGCACATTAACTTCTGAACCATTACCTATAAGAGTACCAAGCATAGTTCTCTTTTGAGCATCTACAACTTCAGGAGCTTTATTAAGGTTACCATCTTTTCTTCTAACCTTTCTTTTAATGGTGACAAAATTACCTCTATCATCATTTTTATTCTTTACAATAAGACCATCTTTTTCAGCAAGCTTTTTATTTTTATCATCAAGATTACCTAAGTCAATAGTCCACACACCATCAGAATCAAATGTTGTGTTAGGGCTTGTTATGCTTGCCCAATAAGCATTTCCTTTTAATACACTCATATATTATCCTTTCATTATTTTTTAAAATTAAAATTATAGCAGAGTTATTTATTATTGTCAAGATTTTTTAACCAAATAAATGTTTTATTTAATTCAATAATTTTAGACATTTCTATTCTTGATATTAAATCTTTCTTACCTTGATAACTCCTACCCCAAACTTTATAATTTGCATTTCTAAAAGATGCTACTTTATTTGTTAAATCTACAACTTCTTCACACATCTTTTTAAGTTGTTGTGTATCTGCAAATACAAAGTCTTCTTTACGTTCAAAAACAATATAGTCAGATTTACTATACAACCAACCTGGATTACCTATAGTATTTTTAAACTCCACTACAGTCCACAAGTCATCAAATCCCTTTGACTTGTCTGTTCCTGTTCTTCTACCTTTTACATCTACTGTAAATTTTTTGTCTCCTTTCGTTAAAATTAAATCAATATGGTCATACATATTTTGTTGAGAGGAGGCTACTTTTACTCTATATCCTCTTCTTATAGCTTCATCTGCGAGTAAATTTTCTGTTGCAGTACCTCTTTTAATATATTCTTTATGGTCTTTTCTACCCACAAATTCTTTTACTAATGTGTTTCTGCCCATGTTATTCCCTCCTTCCATTCATTATCCAATGGACATTTCATTTGTAATTGTTGCTCTGTATCTTTCATAGCATCTTTAGTAATACTACCAAATTTTGATACATCTTTTTTAGCAACCTCATATTGGTATTCATCATGTATAGATGCAACTAATTTAGCATCTACACCTGTAGATTGAATACGTTTATTCATATTGACTAACCATAATTTACATACAACTGCTCCTGCTCCCTGCAATAATGTATTTAATGCAGCATGTGGAGAACGCACATGTAATAGTCTACCATCAATACCTTTTATCTTACCTCGCATACCTGCTTTTGTAACACCATCTCTAACTCTTTTGAGGGCAGGCATGTTAGATAAAAATCTGTCAATTAATTGTTGTCCTTCTTTAGCACCTTTACCAACTATCTTACCTATTTTACTAGCACCTGCACCATACATAAAAGCATAAATAAATGTTTTAGCTTGGTCTCTATTTGTAAGACCTGCCATATTCATATTAGCTGTATGTATATCTCCTGTTAAAACTTCATCAGTAAAATTAGTATCATTCATTAGATGAGCAAGACAACGTAACTCTAATCCACTTGCGTCTGTTCCTACAATGGAGTGAGTGTAGGGATTGCTTACAGTCCAACATTCTCTACACTCTTTACCATAAGGAGAACGAACAGCAGGAATCTGAGCCATGTTAGGACTGTGATGTGCCATACGACCTGTTACAGTCTTGAGAGTAAGAACTCTACCATGCACTCTACTATCTTTATCATCACAAGCTTCTATCCATGATTTGATTTGTGCTATTCTTTTCTGAAGTAACAAGTACCTAGAAATCTTTTTAGCTTCAGGTAAATTAATACCATCTAATACTTCTTCATTAACAATGACATTACCTTTATCTGTATGTTTTTTAGGTTCCCAACCTATATCCATAAGTCTGTCAGCTATCTGTTGTCTTGAACCTATATTAAAAGGTATGTATTTTGTTTTTGTTTTTAAATCTTTTCTTGTTGGGTCAAATCTTATACGACCCCACTTTTCTAAATCAGTAGCTTCATCTCTTAATGTATTATATAAAGACATAGCTTTTCTAACATTAAGATAAAAACCATTTTTTTCTTGTTGGTCTACAATAACTCTTACTTGATGTTCTAAATCAATAGAAGACTTAGAAAATCCTTGTCCTTCTTTTTGTAAATGTTGATATAGTTTGTGTGTTATCTCCACATCTTGTCTACAATATTTTAATAATTCAAAACTATAACTAGCAAAACTTTTTATATGTCCTTTAGGAAAGTCAAATCTATCTCCCCATGATTTAAGACTGTGACCACCTTCTCGTAATGGATTAAACATTTGAGAAAGTATTAATGTATCAATAACCTGTGAAGGTTTAATTTTTATACCTAACAATCTATTTAATACAGGAGCATCAAAAGATAAACCATTATGCATAATAAATTTATCTACATCTTTTGAATAGTCTTTAAATAAATGTATATTACTAGGCTCAAATACTGTAGATATTTGTGTATCTATATCTTTAGCTACAATACAGTTAATTACTTTAGCATCTATTGTGTCTGTCTCTATATCAAGAACTACCTTTTTCAATTTTTTCCTCCTCTCCACACCAACTACAACCTTCTCCTTTACCTATCATCATATCACTTCTCTCTATTTCACAATAATGTTTCCACATTTCAGGCTCTTTGTCTTTATCTAACCACTTTTTATAGCCTTCTATCCAAATTTGTTTATCTTCTTGTTTATCTTTTGGTAAGTAAACCATATGAAAAGAACCACAGTCAGGACAAGATAAATTTGTTTCCATACAATAATCTTCATCTTCATGGTCAATGTCATGGTCACCACCCCATATTAATTCTGTTCCACAATGCCAACATTTCATTAGAAAGGTATCTCCTCTTTGTTATCTTCTGCATTATAATCTACTTCATAAGGATTGTCAATCTCTTTCATACGACCTGTCTCTTTGTTATAATGTAAGTGTGTTGCTATACCTGTATCTCCTGTATATCTATTCTTTAATATTCTAAGTGTTGTTGTATTAGCTTTTACATCATCAGTATCCTGTTGATTTCTTTCTAATCCAATCACACCATCAGATAAGTGAGCAATACTTGCACTACCACGTAAGTGTGAAAGTGTAATCTCTTTACCATCTTCATGTCCTCTATCTCCTGCAGGTCTACGCAAATGTGATACCAATAACATACCAATACCTGTTTGCTCTACAAGACTTCGCAACTTAGTCATCAATACATCAATAGACTTTCTTTCATCTCCTTCATCTTGACCAGATACAAGAATAGATAAATGGTCTATAAAAATCCATTTACATTCTAAGGCTTGTGCCATATATCTAACTCTAGATAATATCTCATCATTATCTATAGAACCAAAATGGTCAAAAGCATGAAGTCTATTTGTACCTATAGTCTTATCAAACCATTCTAAGATTTGTTCTTCACTATAATTTTTACGAACTTCATTAATATATAATCTAGCATTAGCTTCTACTGACATAATATTAAATACC